GTTTGGCGACATCTTCAAGCAGATCGGCGGCGCGGTGAGCGGCTTCTTCACGGGCGGCGGCGCGTCCGGTGGCGCCGGCGCGCCCGGCGCCGCGGCGGGCGGCGGGCAGGTGTTCATCACCAACTACATCGACGGCGCGGTCGACCGTGCGCGCATCTCCAGCTACGTCGAAACCGGCGTGCGCGCCGGCCTGGCGCAGAGCTGGGACAACGTCGCGCGCGGCGGCAGTGGGGTGCTCGCAGGATGACGACCTACGCCTTCCCGACGTTTACCCGCGCCATTCCGTTCACGGAGTGGCAGTTCGGCCAGGTGCCGAACGTGCGCAGCTTCACCTCGCCGCTGTCCGGCACCACGCAGGTGGCCGACCTGCCCGGCGCGCGCTGGGCCTTCTCCCTGCGCATGGACGGCCTCACGCGCGAGGAGCGCGGGCTGATGGAGGCGTTCATGGCGCAGCTGCGCGGCGGCAGCAATCGCTTCACGACTCACGACCTCATCAACCCGCGGCCTATGGGCACCATGCGCGGCACGATGGTGACCAGCGGCACCACGGCTGCCGGCGCGGTGACCGTGAACATCAGCGGCGCCACGCCGTCAGCGTTCCTGCGGGCGGGTGACAAGCTCGCCATCGGCGGGGAGCTGAAGGTGGTGACGCAGTTCACCGCTTCGGACGGCTCCGGCAACGTCACCGGGCTGCCGATCGAGCCTCCCTTCCGCGCCCAGATCTCCGCCGGCGCCTCCGTCGTCTGGGACAAGCCCACCGCGCAGTTCATGCCGGTCGATCCGTCCTGGCGCATCGAGTACCGCGCGCCGCGCTTCGGCGGGCTGGCGTTCGACGCCATCGAGGTGTTCTCGTGACCCGCTCCGTCACCGGCGCCGTCGCCACCGCGCTCACGCAGCCGGCCGTCGGCCTGGTGCTGTTCGTCGAGATGATGTTCGACGCCGCGCCGATGCGCGTGTGCTCGGCGCCCTACAGCATCCAGTGGAACTCCTACACCTGGACCGGCCTGGGCAACCTGGGCACGGTCGAGGAAGTGCGCGAAGCCGAAGGCAGCGAGGTGACCGGCCTCGCGTTCACGCTGTCCGGCGTGCCGACCTCGATGATCGCCACCGCGCTCGGCGAGAAATACCAGCGGCGCGTGGTCAACGTGTACGTCGGGTTCCTGAACCTGCCGCAGCACGCGCTGCTGGCCGACCCGGTGCTGGAGTGGTCTGGCCTGATCGACACCATGGCGGTGGTCGACGAGGCGCGCAGCGGCGCGGCCACTATCCGCGTCACGGCCGAGAACGAGCTGTTTGACTTCGCGCGCCCGGCGCCGCTTTTCTGGACCGACGAAGACCAGCAGCGCCTGTATCCCGGTGATACCGGCCTGCGTTTCGCCAAGCAACTGACCGACCGGCAGATCGTGTGGCCGGCGGCCGACTTCTTCAAGCGCTGATCCCTCCGATGAAACTCAACGGTTCCGGCCTGCGCCGGCCCGACTGGCAGCTGCTGCTTGCGGTGTACGTGGAGCGGCACCGCGACACGCCGTTCACCTGGGGCCAGCACGACTGCGCGCGGTTCGCGCTCGGCTGGGTGCAGCTGGCGCGCGAAGACCTGGATCCAGCCACCGACGCACTGGCCGAACGGCTCGCTTACACCGACGCGCGCGGCGCGCTGGAGTTCATGCAGGGCAGCGGGCTGGGCCAGCTGGTGCAGGACTGGGACCAGCTCGCCGCCTGCGACGTGGCCTATGCCCAGCGCGGCGACGTGGTGCTGGTGGAGATCAACGGCCGCGAGAGCCTGGCCGTGTGCGTGGGCGCCGAAGCCTGCGGGCCCGGCGCTTCCGGGCTCGCTTTCGTGCCGATGACCGCTGCCCGGGCGGCGTGGCGGGTGTAGCGCATGCCGGCCATCATTCCCGCGGTCGTCGCCTACGGGGTGGCCGCGCTCGCCGGCTCGCAGATCGTCGGCAGCATCGTGGCGCTGGCGGCCTCGGCCGCGCTGGGCCAGCGCGAGCGCCGCCGCGCCGAGCGGGCCGAGCGCGCCGCCTTCAATGCCAGCCTGCGCGACCAGGTGGTCACGGTCAAGGGCGGCGTCAACCCGCGCCCGATCGTCTACGGCCGCACGCGCGTCGGCGGGCAGATCGTCTACGCCGAGAGCTTCGGCGCGGTGAAGGAGAAACTGCTGATGGTGATCGCGCTCGCCCACGGCGAGATCGACGCCGTCGAGACGGTCTACTTCAACGACGTGCCGCTGACCATCGACGGCAGTGACAACGTCGCCACCGCGCCGTATGCCTGGTCTGGCGTGCAGAGCCCGGTGCAGGTGGCTACCGTGCCGGGCTCGCCGCATCAGATCACGCTCACCAGCCCGCCGGCTGGCGACCTGATCGTGCAGGACATCACCTTCGGCACCGGCGGCGGCGATGCCGGCGCGCCGCCGGTCCTGGTGGCGGGCTCCGACTACAGCGTCAGCGGCTTTACGGTGACGTTCAACGCGGCGCACGTCGGCAAGGTGGTGCAGATCAGCTACACCAGCAACGTCAGCGGCAGCTACGCCAAGGTGTGGCGCTATACCGGAGCGCCCGGGCAGGACATTTCCAGCCTGATGGGCGTGCTTGGCGCGCCGAGCTGGACCGCCTCGGACCAGTGCCAGGGCATGGCGGCGCTGGTGGTGCTGCTGACCTTCGGCGAAAACGTCTGGCCGACCGGCGTTCCCAACATCACCGCCGTGGTGCGTGGGCGGCGCTGCTACGACCCGCGCAACGCCAGCACCGTCTGGACGCAGAACGCCGCGCTGTGCGCGCGCGACTACCTGCGTTTCCAGTACGGCGTCAACGTGGCCGACGCCAAGCTCGACGACGCCGGCGCCACCAACGCCAGCGCCAACATCTGCGACGAGGACGTGCAGCTCACCGCCACGCCCACCTACCAGGACCGCTACACCGTCAACGGCGTCATCAGCACCGGCGACGACCGGCTCGCCAACCTGGAGAAGTTCGCCCAGGCCATGGCCGGCAGCATCAACTACTCGGCCGGCAAGTGGCGCATCCGCGCCGGCGCCTACACCGCGCCCGCGCTCACGCTGAGCGAGAACACGCTGGCCGACGGCGACGTCCAGATCGTGCCGTATGCCAGCCGACGCAGCCTGATCAACGGCGCCAAGGCGACCTACATCAACGCCGACGCCGGCTACATCGAGGACCAGGCGCCGGAGTGGTCCAACGCCGGCTACATCGCCGACGACGGCGACGTGGCGCTGACCACCGCGCTCACGCTGCCGCTGGTGACCGACCACCACCGGGCGCAGCGGCTCAGCAAGTTCGCCGTCACGCGCAGCCGCGAGCAGCTCACCCTGCGCTGCCGCTGCAACTTCAGCACCTACGCCTGGCAGGTCGGCGACATGGTGAGCGTCACCCTGGCGCGCTACGGGTTCAGCGCCAAGCCGTTCCGCATCCTCGAGCGCGGCTTCAGCGTCGAAGGCGGCATGGCCTTTACGCTGCGCGAGGAACCGAACGGCCTGTACGACTGGAATCTCGGCGAGGCCAGCGTCCTGACCGGCGCCGGCAACACCACGCTGCCGAGCCCGACGCAGGTGGGCGCGCCCACGATCACCGGCATCACCAGCGCGCAGTGGCTCTACAAGGCCGGCGACGGCACCTTCGTCGCGCGCATCCGCGTGGCCGTCACGCCGCCGGCCGACGATTACGTGCTGAAGGGCGGCAAGCTGCAGCTGCAGTACAAGCGCGGCGACTGGACCGGCGACTGGGCGATGATCGAGGCCGACGGCGCGGCCACGCAGATCTGGATCGACCCGGCGTTCGACGCGCAGAACTACCTGATACGCGTGCGCGCGGTGAACTCGGCGGGGTATGCCAGTGCCTGGAGCGCGCCGCAGGTGCACGTTTGCCAGGGCCGGCCCGGGCAGATCGTGAACCTGCTCACCAATAGCGACTGGACCGAAGACCTCGGCCTGGGCGGCGCGCTGTTCCCTGACACGCGGGCGCTGCGCGGGTGGGGTCAGGCCGGTGTTGGCACGATCAACATCGGCCGCAACTACGACAACGGCACCGCATGGAACATCGGCCGCGGCGGCATGTGGTTTTTCCAGGCGGGCTCCACCTCGGGCTGGTATCAGTTCATCTATCAGCGCGTGCCGGCCCAGCCGGGCGCCACTTACGAGGCCAGCGTAGCGGTCAGCCCGCACCGCTGCGCCGCCAGGATGTACCTGCGCTGGGTCGACAGTTCGTTCAACTACATTTCGGATGCGATGGGCGGCCCGGATTCGATCGACGCCGGGGCGGGCGTCATCGGTGGGGCTTATGACGCAGCCAACCACCCGCGCCTGTGGCGCAGCGGCACGGCGCCGGCCGGTACGGCATACATCGAGGTGATCTGCTTAAAAGACAACACCACCAGCGGCCAGCCCGACAGCTACGCATTTTTCAGTCGCGCGATGCTGTGCGTTGCTCCGGCTGGCGTCACCAAGGAAACCGCCACGCCGTGGGTCGACGACGGCCTCAATACCGTTGACGGCCAGCTGCATAGCACCTACAAGCAGGCCATCGGCGATGCGTCCTATATCGTCACCACCGCCAACACGATCGGCGGAATCGTGTTCACCGCGCCGGTCACCGGCGTAGTGCGGGCGGCGGTGACCGGGCGGTTCCGCGGCTGGTTTTATGGCGACCCGATCTACATCGGGCGCGGCCGCTACTGGATGCGGGTGGCAATCAACTACGCCACCGTGTTCGACTCGGCCAGGTGCTCGCTGCAGGGGCTGGAGCCCGCCGGCGGCGGATACGCCTACTACTGCTCGGAGCAGTCGATCGAGCACATCTTCGCCGTGCAGGCCGGTCAGATAGTGCAGGTGCTGGTGTTCGGCGAGCCCGACGTCGGACTCGACCCCGGCATGAACGTCTACCAGATCTACACCAAGGGCGCGACCGTGGTGGCCGAACTCACGCGCAAGGTCTGACATGCGCGCCCGTGTCACCTTCTTCGACCTCGCCACCGGACTGTCCAACGGCGCCGGCTATGAAGGGCCGGAGGCCGACCTCGAGGCCAACACGCCGGCCGGCTGCGTGGCCATGCCGGCGGTCGACCGCCCGCATCTGTGGCGGCTGCAGGACGGCGCCCTCGTGCCGCACGTGCCGGCCGCGCCGAGCGCCGACCACGAATGGCACGACGATGCCGGCGAATGGCGCCTGACGCCCGCCGCCGCCGTGCGCGCCGGCAAGCGCCGAAGCGCGCTGGCCCGCATCGAAGACCTGGAGCGCGCCCAGGCGCGCGCCATGCGCGAGCAGGCGCTGGGCCGCGGCGGCACGCCGGCGCAACTGCGCAAGCGGCTCGAAGACATCGACGACGCCATCATCGAACTGAGGAAGGATCTGACGTGACAGACAGCGACAAGCCGCGCGCCCGTTTTGGTCCGCTGGTGTTCGACTGGACGATCACCATTCCCGACCTCGTGGCCATTCTCGGCAGCGGGGCGGCGGTGATCCTCGCCTACGCCAACCTCGACCGCCGCATCGAAGTCCACGAGGTGAAGCTGCTGCAGCACGACAAGGAACTGGCCGCCGCCGGCCGGGCGGACGAAAACGCCCGCACCGAGTTCCGCGCCGACCTCAAGGAAATCAAGGACCGCCTCGACCGCCTGATCGAAAAGGAGTCGCGCCGATGAGAGCCTCGCTGCGTCGCAAGCTCAATGCCCTCGGCCGCTACCTGCTCGCGCGCGCGCAGGAAGGCAGCACCTGGCGCGGCCTGGCGCTGATCGCCAGCGTGCTCGGCGCCAGTCTGAAGCCGGAGCACACGGAAGCCTTCGTGCTGACCGGGCTGGCGGCCAGCGGCGTGATCGGCGCGCTGTTCCCCGAGCGCAAGGATGGCGCCTGATGCTCTCCGCGCGCGACCTGCTGCGCCTGCACGGCGTCCACGAAGACCTGGTCGCCGTGGTGCGCCGCGCGCATGACTTCATGCCGGCCGATCTCGGATTCATCGTCACCGAGGGGCTGCGCAGTGCCGAGCGACAGGCGCAACTGGTGCGGGTGGGCGCCAGCCGCACCCATAACAGCCGGCACCTGACCGGGCACGCCGTCGACCTCGCCGTGACCCTGCACGGCGAAGTCCGATAGGACTGGCCGCTCTACGAGCACCTGGCCAAGGCGATGAAGATGGCCGCCGCCGACCTCGGCGTGCAGATCATCTGGGGCGGCGACTGGCTCACCTTCCGCGATGGCCCGCACTTCGAACTGCCGCGCGGCGGCCGGTACACGTGATGTTCCCCGCCTTCGCGTTCAGCGGCATGGCGGTGCGGCTCATCGCCGTCGCCTTCGTACTCGGCGCCGCCTTTGTCGGCGGCTACAAGGTGGCGGCCAATGCCTGCCAGGCGGCCGAGGCGGATCGCCTGCGCGCTGCCGAGGCCGAGCGGCGCGTCGATGAATCCTTCACGCAGGGCGTCTCGGCCGCCTACGAGCAGGTTGCCGCGCAGCTGCGCCGCATCACCACTGTCAATCGCGTCGAGGTGCAACGTGAGACCACCCGCATCGAGTATCGCTGCCCTCTGCCTGAGCCTGGGCGCGTGCTCCTCAATGCCGCCATCGACGCCGCGAACGCCGCCGCCGGCCAGCCTGACCCAGCCGTGCCCGCCGATCCCGCGGCTGACGGCCAGCGACCTGGGCGAACTGGTGAGCGCGTTTTCGGAGCTGACGGCGATGTACGGTGAATGCGCCGCGCGCCAGCGCGCCCTGTCGAAGTGGGCCACGCGGGAGGCGGCGCCATGAGCAGCAGACCCAAATCAGGTCCGAACGTACTCAGAATGGGTCTGACATTCTGCAAGGTGCTGCTGTGCGAGCTGGTGGCCCTCGCCGCGCCACTGGTCTGCCTGGTCTACCGCAAGGGCTGGTTCATCACGCCCGACGATCCGGTCAGCCCGCACGGCCAGTACGAGCGGAAGATGCAGGGCATCTACCGGCGCTTCGGCCGCTTCGTCAACGACTGGTGGTGGCTCGGCGTGCGCAACCGCGGCTACGGCCTGCGCTACGCGCTCAAGCCGGCCTTCTTCAAGCGGCTCACCAGCTACGAGGGCCTGCAGTTCGACCACCAGGTCAACGGCGCGCTGACCAAGACCACCATCAACGGAACGTGGTCCGAGTGGGTCTGGCAGTTCGATCGCTTCCACGTGATCTACGGCTACCGCCTCACGCCGATCTACAACGAGTGGCGCAACAACCAGTTCGCCGCGCCGCAGTGGCGCATCCCGTTCCGCCCGGTGAACATGGACGCGCGGCCGATATTCAGCATCCGCGCAGGCGTTGCCGACTGAGGCCGCGCCGTGGCAAAAACCCCGTCCAAGCCGAAGGCGTTTCGCAACCCGGTCACCGATGCCGATGTCGAGTACTTCGACCGCGCCGTCGTCAAGTGGCAGGCCCTGCTCAACCTGCGCGACTGGCGCATCGTGCGGGAATCGGCGCGCGACCTGAAGCACATGGCGTCGCTGACCGGCGTCGAACACCCGCACAAGCTCGCGCGCTATCGCGTCGGCGTCGACTTCAAGAGCGCTGCGGTGACGCCGCAGTCGCTGGAGTCCACCGCGCTGCACGAGCTGCTGCACCTGCTGCTGCGGCCGATGCTCGACGTCGCCATGGCCGAGGGCGATCACAACGACAGCGTCATGGAATACGAGCACGCCGTGATCGTCATCCTCGAGCAGCTGCTGATGGCGGCCTACGGCGGCGACACCTGAGTTCCAACAGCCTGGGAGGTTCCATGCCCACCCCGAAAGTCCCCGACGACGTCGTGCGCGTCGCGGGCGACGTCTACCTGCAACACGGCACCACGGCGGGCGCCAGAAAACTCGGCCTGTCCCGCAACCAGATGAGCCGGCGCGTGCGCGAAGCTATCCGCCGCGGCTTTGTCGTCGCTGTACCGCCGCACCAGCGCGGCGCGGCCGCTGCCGCGGCTGTCGACGAGAACGTCGCCCGCGAGCGCGAAGCCTTCCTGCGCGCTAACCAGCGCGGTTACGTCGGCGTCAATCTGCCGCCGGCCGCGCTCGAGGATCTGCGCTACTTCGGCGAACAGGCCAAAATGGGCCGCGCCATCCGCACCGCCGCGCTGCTCAACTGGATCCGCTCCAAGCATGGCGTCCAGATCGGGCAGACGCGGCTGCACGCCATCGCCATCGAAGCCGGGATCACGCCCTGGTGGAGCGCCGGACGATGACACGCGAACTCGACCAGGCCATCGACGACTCCATCGCCTCCGAGCGCGACTCGCGCGACCTGCGCAAGCTGGCGCGGCTGGTCGCCGAGAACTCCGACCTCAAGGACCGCGTCGTCAAGCTCACGCGCGACCTCGACGCCACCGAGCAGGCTCTCGCCGCCGCCACCGCGCTGGACGAGGCCAACCACAACCGCGACCCGGTGCGGCCGGCCAAGATCAAGGCCACCGAGCGGCGCGCCGCCTTCGTGCTGCAGTGTTCCGACTGGCACGTCGGCGAGCGGGTCGACCCCGCCACCGTCAGCGGGCGCAACGAATACAACCCCACCATCGCCAGCAAGCGCGTCGACAAGCTCATCCTCGGCGCGCGCTGGATGATCGACACCCTGCGTTCACGCTCCGGCTACGGCTGGAAGATGAACGAGGTCGTCTGCTGGCTGGGCGGCGACCTGATGACCGGCTTCATCCACGACGACCTGCGCGAGACCAACTACCTCAGCCCCACCGAGGAGCTCGAGCTGGCGCAGGATCTCGCCACGCGCCTGATCGACGCGCTGGCCGCCCACCCCGGCATCGAGCGCGTCACCGTGCCGACCAGCCGCGGCAACCATGGGCGCGACACGCCCGACCGGCGCGTTTCCAGCGGCCACAAGCGCAGCTATGAGCAGCTCATGTACCGGCAGCTCGCCCGCTTCTACGACCGCACCAACCGCAAGGTGCACGTCATGGTCAGCGACGACGAGATCACGCGCCTCAAGGTGCTCAACACCACCCTGCGCTTCACCCACGGCGACCAGGTCAACTACGCCGGCGGCGTCGGCGGCATCACCATCCCGCTTTACAAGTGGTTGGCCCGGCTGGACGAGACCCAGCCCGCCGACGTCACCTGCATCGGACATCACCACCAGTACCTCGACATCGGCCGCTGCGTCGTCAACAACTGCCTGATCGGCTGGGGCGCCTACGCCCAGCGCGTCGGCGGATTCAAGCCCGCCAGCCAGGTGTGCTTCCTGGTCGACGAGAAGTTCGGCAAGCGGATGAGCACCGAGATCGTGGTGCAGTCGTGAGCCACAAAGTCATCATCAACATCGGCCGCGGCACCTGCCGCTGCCGCAAACCGATCAAGCCGCACAAGCGGTTTGTGTTCCGCTGGGCAACCGGCATCCAATCCTTCGTGGAGGGCCTCATGGCACGCATCACCAACGAACAGCAAGTCAGCGCCACCGTGGCGCCCAAGACCGCCGCCGGCCGCCCGGCGGCCATTGACGGCGCCGTCGCCTGGAGCACCAGCGACGCGGCCGTCGCCACCGTCGAAAGCACCGGCGACCTCACCGGCCTGGTCAAGGCCGTCGGCCCCGGCGTGTGCCAGATCAGCGCCGTGTTCGACGCCGACCTCGACCAGGGCGAAGTGCGCGAGATCACGCTCACCGGCGCGATCGAAGTCGTCAACGCCGAGGCCGAGACGGGCGAGATCACCTTCGGTGCGCCCGAACTCAGCCCTTTGCCATAAGGCTGCACGCCCCGCCGGCCGTCGCCTTCGTCGGCGGCATGGCGATCGCGGGCAGCTTCGACTTCCGCCGTCCCCCTCCTGGCGCCGCGTAAGCGGTGGCCCGGAGGGGCTTTTTTCCGTTGGCGGGCAGCACGCCACGCCGCCGCCACCCTTCCCCCGCCCTTCCCCCATCCATGGCCGTTTCAGGCGCCCTGAGCCGGCCCTGTCCCTCTGAGCCGCTGGCGCGGCTGCGTAGGCCACGATTTTTTGAGTCCCGTGCGTCTACCAGTTCCGCCATCCCGGCGTTTCACTCTCAGCGAGCCCGCTTTCGGCCCGCTGCAGCTTTCGGTTTTTCCCCCGCCCTTCCCCCAATCTTCAACCCGCTCACGGCCCGCACCAGGTGCGGCGCAGCCAGGTGAGCATACCGGTCGGTCGTCGTCATGCTGGCGTGGCCGAGCAAGTCCTTGACGGCCTTCATGCTCTGGCCCGACTGCACCAGCCAGCTTGCATACGAGTGGCGCAGGTCATGAAAGTGGACGTGCGGCAGTCCGGCCGCCGTGCGGGCGTCCTCAAAGTCGCGCCGCAGGGCCCACAGGCTGACCTGCCACGGCAGCCGCCGGCGCGCGATGGCGGCGGCCTCGGGCGGCAGCGGCACCATGCGGGCCCGGCCTGACTTGGTGCGGGCGTCTAGCAGCAGCGCGTCGCCGCGCAGGTCGGCCGGCGTGAGGCGCAGCAGCTCGGACCGGCGCAGGCCGGTCAGGGCGGCAAAGCGCACCAGGTCACGCGTCTCCGGCGGGCATTTTGCAGCCAGGCGCTGTACTTCCGCCGGCGTCAGGTAGACGTGGCGCTCGTTGCGCTCCGGCAGCAGCCGGATGCGCGGGGCGCGCTCGAGCAGGCCCCACTGCTCGGCGAGATTGCCGATGCGACGCAGGACGCTGAGGTAGCGGTTGATGGTGGCCGGCCTGGCGTCGGCGGTCTTGATCTGGCCGGCCACGGTGACGAGATCGGCCAGCGTCTTCCCGGCGGTGAAGTCGCGCAGCACGCTGACGCGCTGGCGGGTGCGGACGGCGCTGCGCTGATGGATGACTTCCTCGGCCAGCCAGCGGTCGAGCGCGTCGTCTATGAGGGTGGCAGGTCGGCGACCAGCCGCAAGGTCGATCTGCGCGCGGCGGATCGAATCTTCGAGGGCCCGCGCGTCGGCACGGCTGGCGCCTGGCGGTAGTGTGCGCTCAATGCGTCGGCCACCGCCGAGACGCAGGCGAACTTCCCATCGGTTGCCTTTTCTTCGGATCGACACGCGGGCAGCCTGGCGAGGTAGGCGGCGAGGTCTTCGGGCCGGATACGATACATCGACCGCACCCGCACCGCCGGCAGCCGCCCGTCGGCGATCTCGCGGCGCAGGGTGCGCTCGGAGACAGCGAGCTGGCGGGCGGCGGCGGCGATGGTCAACATGCCTGGTTTTTCCTGCCGGTTATCCGCCCTCAGCGGCCGGATTCTTCTTTCGCGGCGGGCGCTTGCGCTGGATTGCTCGCGTCGGGTCGAGCTATGTTATCCGGCAGAAGTGGGGGATAAATCACGTTAGCCGTCATGTGGTCAGTCCAGGCCGCTTGCGGCGGGCAGCTCGCCGTGTCCGGCGCGCCGAACGCCTCCGGCCGCGACAGCGTGTACAACTCCGCACAGCGCCGCAGCGCGCGGCTGGCGAAGGCCTCCAGATACGCCCGCGAAACCTTCTCGCGCGTGATCTCCTGGGCGTAGAGCTGCAGCTGCTGGCAGATCTCGCTGGTCAGCAGCAGGCGGCGGCTGATGTCGTCCTGGGTCATGTCACTCGGCCTCTGAGAAAGCGCTCCAGCTCGATCGTGTGCAGCGCGTGCCGCAGCTGCACGAATCCGGCGTCGGGGTGCGCGGGGTGCATAGCGTTCAGCGCCCAGCGGAAATACAGGCGCGCGGCGGCGTGGTAGAGGGCGCGGAGCATCATTCAGTGCTGATGAGGCGCATGCGCACATGATCGCGCACGGGGTCGATGTCGTTCTTCACGTTGTCCGGCCGGAGCGTGGCAACGATCTCAAGCCCGGCGCTGGTGAACACGAACTCAAGACGAATCGCGCGCCCGGCGTAAGAGGCAATACCAGTGGCCTCGCACAGTTTTCGCATAAGTTGCCGCGTTTCGCTATTCATCACGCGAAACCTCCACTCCACCCCTGCCAGCACACCCACACCAGCCCACCCAGCGCCAGCCAGAAGATCACGCGGTCCATCAGGTCTTGTTCGTCCATCAGTAGTGCTCCTCGCCGGCAGTGACCGGCTGCGCCAGCGCCGCCAGTGCGCGCACGATCTCGGGCGACAGTTCGTAGCGGACGCGGTTGCGGTCGGTGACCGCCGCGCTGCCGTCGGCCCGCACGACGACGGTGCCGACGCCGGCGATGATGATGGCGCGGGTGCCGGGGTCGTTCATGGCACCGCCACCGAGATCGCCAGCCCGACGGCGGTGCTGTTGTCGCCGGGCTTCTTCGCAAGCAGCAGGTGCACGGCCACGCGATCAATGTCGAGCCGCGCGGCGGCGCCGGCCACCGGCACCGGGCCGCCGTTATTGCTGCCGCAGTAGCCGGCGCTGAACCCGCCGAACAGGCCGAAAGAAGCCGCGCCCAGGCGCAGCGGCCGCCAGTCCACGGTGGCATAGGGCACGACCTCGCCCTGGCTGTTGCGCCACACGCCGCCGGCCAGCATGCTGTCTTCGCTCAGGTCAACGCCGACGCCGAAGCCGGGCGTCCAGGTGCGCAGCTCCACGGTCTCGCTGCCGCCGAGCGTCACCATCGGCGCGCCGGGCCGGTCGCTGGCCGGCACGGTGATGCCGGGGCGGTCGCAAGTCGTGGTGTCGCGGCTGTGCCAGGCGGCCACGTTGACGACGGCGCGCAGGGCGCCAACCTCGGCACCGTGGGCCGGCGCGGGCAGGATCAGCAGGATGATGGCGATGGCGGCAATCGACAGCACCCACAGCACGCCGAGCCACACGAGGATGCGCGCGGGCGCAAGGTCGTCGTTGTCGAGCAGCGGGTCGTAGCCGCAGCCGTGGTCGCGCGTGCCGCGCGCCACGTGCTCGAGCCAGTCGTGTTCGGAGCGCAGTTGGTCGGGGCGGGTCATGCGGCCCTCAGCGCCGCGCGCAGGCGCGCCAGCAGAAAGCGCAGCCGCAGCTCGGCGGCAACGAGGCGCGTGTAGGCGAGGTCCGCCGCGCGCTGTTGGTGAAAGTTCATGGGCCTCCCGTGTGTCAACGGAAGGCATTAAATCACGTCCGTGTTGTGATTGTCAACACAAACGTGATTCCGTCGCGCAAGTTGCTGCGCGCACGGCGGCCGACTAACGTGTCGGCGTCACGCGGGAGGGCTGATGGTGAAGCTGTGCTGGGTGTTGGCGCTGCTGGGCGCGCTGTTGGCGGCGCTGGTGCTGGTGGTGATGGTGGGCGCCGCAAACGGCGCTCCGCAAGAGGCGGCGGGCGCCGCTATCGCAGCGGCGATCGCGGTGATTCCCTACGTCTTCGCGCGGGCCGTGGAGTCCCTGGCGGCCCGGCGCTAGGTCTTGCTGCGGCGGCGCCGGTAGACGGCGCGCGTCTGCTGCGCCACGGGCGCGGGCGGCAGCCTGGCCGCCACGCGCTCGGGCGGCGCAATGTCGCCAGCGCCAAAGCGCTCGCGCAGCAGGTGCCGCACCTCGTCGCCGAACGGCGTGGTGTTCTGCACCAGATGCAGCACGTCGGCCAGCAGCTCGGCCCGATGCGAGCCGTCCAGAATGCGATAGGCCAGAACCAGGTCGTGCTCGTCTTCGGTCAGGCGGGTGGTGTCGCCGACGGCGCGGTCGCGCGGGCCGCGCCCGGTCTCGAGCCATAGCTCGTTGACGCCCAGGGCGTCGGCCAGCTTTCGCTGGTCGCGCGCGCGATGGCGGGCGCCGCTCTCAAGATTTCCGATGGTGCTTTGACGTAGATCAACCAGCCGGGCCAGCGCGTCCTGGCTCAGCCCGCGCCGCTTGCGTGCCCAGCGCAGGCGCTGGGCGAAGGTGTCGCTGCTGCCGTCGTCCATGAGGCGCATTAAACGCACGCCGTCCATTGCGTTGGTGTTGACGAACACAACACGCTCGTGATTAAATGGGCGCATGTCAGCACTTCAGCGCGCAATTGACCACGCCGGCGGCCAGACCAATCTGGCCCGGCTCCTCGATATCCGCCAGAGCCTCGTGTCGATGTGGAAGACGCGCGGGCGCGTGCCCGCGGAGTACTGCCCGCGCATCGAACGGGTAACCGACGGTTGCGTCCGGTGTGAAGAACTGCGTCCGGATGTCGAGTGGTCCTACCTGCGCTGCGTCCATGCGTCCTCCGATGCGGAGGTGTCGTGAGCTTCAGTTTGCGCGGCTTGACACAGGGCGCAATCCGCCGTTCGGTGGATACGCCAGGTCGCTCCGGATGACCGGCCCGCGCATCCGTCGCTTTGTCGACGCCACCCCGGCCGACCTGGGCTGGGAAGACGAAAACAACTCCGCGCCGCTGTCGCGCCGCCCGCCGTCGGTCAGCGCGCTGCGACACGACTTCGCCACCCTGGTGGTGCGCCGCCTCGTGGATTCCGAAGCGCGCGTCGCGGTCATCAACGACCGCGGCCGCGCGGCACTGGTCGATTGCCGCGAGCGTCTGTTCGATCTGCTGGCGAAGGACCACCCCATCATCGGCGTCTACCGCGCCGGCGTGCGCGTGCGAGACGTGATCGACGATCTGCGGGCGGGAGGACTATGACCGCGCAGCGTGTGCGCCGCGGTCGCCCGCTCGGCCCCATCGCCGCCGCCGTGCTCGAGCGTTTGCGCGTGCAGCCGGCGCCGGTCTCGCTGCTGGCGGCCGAGCTGCAGCTCAGTGTGAAGCAGGCCAACGACACGGTGGTGCGCCTGGTGCGCGGCGGTTACGCCGCCTACGGCACGGCGGTGCCAGGGCGTCACGATCGCCCGGCGCGCGTGGTGCAGGCGGTGGTGCCGCCGGAGCCTGCCGAGGCGGCATTCCCGGGCGGTTTCCCGTTCATCTTCTGGCGCTGACGTTCGCCGGCATGCCCAAGGTCGTCAGCCTGTTCCCATGGTCTTCGCTATCGAGCGACAGCTTCGATTCGTTCTGGAAGCACTACCCGCGCCGCGTCAACAAGCAGGAAGCCCTGCGCGCGTGGAACCGGCTCAGCGCACAGGATCGCATGGAATGCCTGCGCACCATCCCGCTGCACGCAGCGCAGTGGGAGCGCGCCGGCACCGAGTGGCGCTTCATCCCGCACGCCGCCACCTGGCTTAACCAGCGGCGCTTCGAGGATGAACTCGAATCCGTGCCCGACCTCGGACAGTGCGAGTGGAACAAGAACGGCACCCGCGAACCCGGCCGCCCCCGCTGCAGCGCTGCCGCCGAGCACACGAACGAGAAGGGCAACGTCTACTGCCAGGCTCACGCGGTGAGCCTCGGCCTGGTGAGGCGAAAGGCATGAGCGCAGACCTGAGCCCGGCCGAATGGGTGGAACTCGCCCGCCAGCGCAGTGCCGTCGGCCCCGATGGCTGCTGGCACTGGCTGGGCTCGATCGTCCATGGCGTGCCCGTCATCCAGGTCGATCGCAAGCGCTACCGCATCACACGCATGGTGACCGGCATGAAGCCTGGCCGCTATGTCGAGCTGACATGCGCGAACCCGGACTGCGTCAATCCGGCGCACATCCGCGCGGTCACGCGCGCCCACTACGTGCGGCGCGACTGCCCGCAGCGCAAGCCGCTGACCTTCCTTCAGCGCCGCGCCGCGCGCAAGCGGTCCGGCCTCTGCAAGCTCGACGAAACCAAGGCTGCCGACATTCGCCGCCAGTGGGCCGAAGGCCTCAGCCTGCGCAAGATCGCCGAGCCGCTCGGCGTCAACGTCCAGACCGTGCACAACGTCGTGCACGGCCGCAGCTGGCGCGCCGCTTCCCCGTGGGCGATCTGACATGGACCCGCGGCTCGCCTTGGTTCATTCGCACCGATCGGCACCACATCGCCAAGCTGCTGGTGCACGGCGTGCCCGGTTACCTGCTGTGGCTCGACGCCAAGCTGGTCGATGCCTGCTTCCATACCGCCGCAGAGGCCAAGGCCTATGCGGCACGGCACGAGGTTCCCGCCATGGCTGACCCATGAGCCCGGTGGCCGTGCGTCGGGGGGCAGTCCACGGCGGCGCAACGGCGGCAGGCGTGACCGGCGGCAGGTGGCAAGACACGCACGCGGCGGGCAAAAGCTAGCACCGCGCACCGAAAAGGCTGGCAGGGGCGATCGACGGCGACGGGTGATCGTGAAGCGGACCTTTGCGCTGCACAGGGCAGGGCGGGGTCTGCTCAGGCTCGGGGTGATGGACCTACGGAAGACCTCAGAAGGCAGACCATGAAGCGCAACCCATACTGGAAAGACCGCCTCACCCGCTGGCAACTGTGGGTCTACCTGGCGCCCGGCGGCAGCCGCTCGGCTTTCTACACCGAACGCGTCGATTGCGCCCAGCCTGTTGGCGCGCTCACGCCGCAGATCAACGACGAAGCCGTCGTCACCGACCAGCTCGTCGCGCAGCTGCCCGACGACCTGCGGCGCGCCGTCAAGGCCGTCTACCTCGACCTCATGCGTACCCGCGCCGAGATCGCGCGCCGCCTGCACATCACGAAGGAAACGCTTCACAACCACCTGTGCTACGCCGACTGCCGGCTCGAAACGCTGCTCGAGCAGCGGCAGCAGCCGGCGCCGACCAGTATCGCGCTCGAAAGCGCCAGCATGACCTTCCCGGGCCGCATTGTGCGCACCCAGCACGCCACGTTCATGGCGCAGGCGCTCACCATCACCGAAGACTGAAAACAATTTCGCGCTTTTCTTCTTTCGTGTTTGAATCAGGCAGGCTTGGCAGAGCTACACCCCGCACCACCGTGCGACGTTCTGCCGGGCCGCATGGCTGTCTCCTCTGTTGTCCCTGCAGCGGCCGCGCCGCCCCCGCGCGGCCGCTTCTTTTCCGATGACGGTCACGATCAAGGTCCAGGCCGATCTCGGCCCGCTGCGTGCCATGGCCGAGGGTTTCTCCAATCGGCGCTGGCGCACTACCGTAGCCATCGCCCTGACTCAGACCGCCAAGCAGGCGCAGTTCGAAGTCATCAAGACGATGCGAACGGCGTTCGATCGTCCGACGCCCTGGGCGTTGAACTCCACATTCATCACGCCGGCGACCGAAGCCAGTCAGATCGCAAAGGTAGGGCTCAAGGCAAGAGACCGCCAGGTGGCCAGCCGGGATACGGCCTACATCTACCCGCAAGTGTTCGGCGGACAGCGTGGTCGCAAGGCCTTCGAGCGCAGATTGATGCAAGCAGGCATGCGTCCGAATGAATTCGTCGTGCCCGCCAAAGACCTTCCGCTTGATGCCTACGGCAACATCGAGACCAAGCTCATCCGGCAGATCCTGTCGCAACTCAAGGTGGCGGAAGATGAAGCCGGCTACAGCGCCAACCGGACCAACTCGGTCAGGTCGCGCCGCACAGTGTCAAAGGCCGGCACGTTCTTCATCCCATCGCGCCGCAGCGGGCTGCCGCGCGGCGTGTACCAACGCAGGAAGACATCTTTCGGCTGGGCCACGCGCCTAGTCATGGCGTTCGTCGTTGGTCGACCGTCTTACCGTGTTCGCCTGCCTCTGCAGAACGTCGTCGACCAGGCTGCTTCCAAGCACTTCAGCCGCCAGTTCGGTATCGCCCTTGAACGATCGCGCGCTGCACTCGCTGCCCGCAATGCGCGGTAGTCGTCACTGCATGGGCAACGCTTCGCGCCACTCGCAAGTCATTGATTCTACGGGTCCTTCCGGCACTTTTCTGGCGCGGGTAATTCGGACCCCGTCGTGCGTATTTGGTGGACGTTCTGAACTTGGGGGACGGCATAGGGGACATGGGACACGATAGCGGGACGGGGCCAAAATTGAGCGTGCGAACGCTGGCCGCGGCCCTCGGAGTGTCGAAGTCTCAGGTGCATCGGGACGCGCTGGTGGGCATGCCGGTGCACTCGGTGGACGCCGCGCGCGCGTGGCGGGCGCGGGTGCACGATATTTCCCGCACGGTCGACGGGCGGATCGACCGGCCCGGGCCGGGCGTGCGCCAAGAAGCGCAATCCCTGGCGTCCGGACGGCCGGACGCACCATCGCTGGCGGGCGCACGACCGGATGAGCCGGCGGCAATGCCTGGCGCCGTGACGGTGCCGCAGGAACCGCCGGAAGACGCGCCGCAGCCGGGCGACACGGCCGAGTATCGCAAGGCACGGGCCGAGCGAGAGCGCACGCGGGCCGAGCGCGAGGCGCTCGAGCTGGAGCAGCTGCGCGGCAAGTTGATTGCCATCGACGAGGTCTCGCGCATTGCCTTCACCGCTTTCCGCGGGCTGCGCGATGCGATCGAGAACGTGCCGGCGCGCATCAAGGACCAGGTGGCAGCGGAGGCAGATCCGTTTCACGTGGAGCGGATCATGGCGACAGAGCTGACCTCGGTGCTGCAGTCGTTCGACGTGGCCGCGGCGGTATCCGAACCGGACGACGAAGACGACGACACATGAGCGACGCGGCTGCGATCTACCTGCGGGCGATCGCTGCCGCGTTGAAGCCGGACGACCGCGTGACGGTGTCCGAGTGGGCGGCGAAGCATCGCGTGCTTCCGGTCGACACGCCGGAGCCGGGCCCCTGGCGCAACCTGCGCACGCCGTACTGCATCGACATCCAGAACACGATGTCGCCGGGTTCTTCGTACCGCGAGGGCTGGGTCAAGAAGGGGCACCAGGTCGGCGGATCGGCGATCGGCGAGAACTTCGTCGGCCACGCCATCTGCGCGGCGGCGGGCTCCATGTTGGTGGTGTTCGCCACGCTGGAAGACGCCAAGCAGTGGGAGATCACGCGCTTCGAGGAGATGCGCAAGAGCACGCGCGAGCTGCGGCGCCGGGTGCGCGACGCTGATCGCGCCGGCAGCAACAACACGAAGCTGCGCAAGAAGTATCCGGGCGGTGTCATGCGCCTGGTCAGCGCCAACCGGGTGGGCGGCCTGAAGTCGGCCACCATCCGCTACGTCAAGTTCGAGGAGCCGGACGAGTACGCGCTCGACATCGGCGACCAGGGCGACCCGATCACGCTGGCGAAGAAGCGCACCAGCAACTTCGGACGCAAGGCGAAGATCTACGGCGACGGCACGCCGACGATCAAGGACCGCAGCGCGATCGACCGGCAGTTCCGCCGCGGCGATCAGCGCCGCTGGCACCTGTGCTGCCCCGATTGCGGCCATGCGCAGCCGCTCGAGTGGGCGCAGCTCAAGTGGCAGGACCAGCAGCCCGAGACGGCGCTGTACTACTGCGTTGCGTGCGGCACCGGCAACGCCGAGCACGTCTGGAAGACGCGCAACTACGCGCGCGAAGAAGGGCTGAGCGAGGACGACTGCGCCGCGCGCGGCCTGGCGCACTGGAAGGCCACCGCGCAGGGCGAGCCCGGCGTGGCGAGCTGGCACCTGCCCTCCATGGCGGCGCCGATCGGCTGGCGTCCGTGGACGCAGCTGGCGGCCGACTGGATCGGCGCCCAGGGCGATGAGGAAGCGCTCAAGGCCTTCACGAACAACGAACTCGGCGAAGTGTGGGCCGAGACCATCAAGGGCGCACTCAACGCCGAGCGCCTGCGCTCGCGGGCCGAGAGTTACCCGCTGATGGTGTGCCCGGCGCGCGGGCTGATCGTGGTCGGCGCGGTCGACGTGCAGGACAACCGCCTGGCCGTCGAACTGCGCGCCTACGGCCGCGGCGAGGAAAGCTGGGGCCTGCATCACGGCGAGATCTACGGCTCGCCCGCCGCGCCCGAGACCTGGCAGAAGCTGCGCGAGCTGCTGCAGGCGCCGATCAAGCACGAGAGCGGGCAGTTCATCCGCGTCGATGCCTGCGCCGTCGACATGGGCGGCCACCACGCCGAGGACGTCAAGGCTTTCTGCCGCGACGCGCAGCTGCGCGGCAAGCACTGGTTCGCCATCCAGGGCGCGCCGCAGTACAACGCGCCGCACCTGGGCAAGCCGCGCACGGTCGAGTTCACCTGGCGCGGCAAGCCGGTGCCGGGCGGCGTCACCGTGCGGTACGTCGGCACGCAGGGCATCAAGAACCTGCTGGACAGCCGCCTGCGCGGCATCCAGGCGGCCGGTGCCGGGTATCTGCACTTTCCGATCGCGTATCCCGCCGACTACTTCGAACAGGTGGTCGCCGAGAGGCGCGAATGGCGGCGCGACAAGACCGGCCACAAGGCGCTGTGGTGGGTCAAGTCCTCGGCGCGCAATGAGGCCTGGGATTTGCTGGTGTACGGCTACGCCGCATTCCAGTACCTGATGAGCGGCCGCCACGCCGAAGTGGTGTGGCGCGACCGCGAGCGCGTGTTCGGTCTCACGCCGCAAAAGGAAATGTTCGACGGCCAGTCGGGCGCAGAGCCCGACAGCCAGCCGCAGTTCGAGGCCATCAAGCAGCCCGAGCCGGCGCCACCCGTTCCCCGCCGCCGCCTGCGCAGCAGCTTTGCGAAGCGTTGGCAACAGTAACCCGTTTCACCGTCGCCGGCGGTTTCCCGGCACATCAACCCACGGAGTCTTCACCCATGAAACTGCTGCACAAGTTCCGGTCGCTTTCCGCGGCCCTCGTGCTGTCGATCGCGGCGCTCGGATCGCTTGCGCCGCAGCCGGCCCACGCCCAGGCGTTTTCGGACTACCTCGAGAACAAGATCGTCGACTGGCTGCTGCGCGGCCAGTCGTTCACGCCACCGGCCACCAGCTACGTGGCGCTGTTCACCGCGGCGTGCAACGACGCCGGCGGCGGCACCGAGGTTTCCGGCGGCAACTACTCGCGCCAGAGCGTCGCCAGTTCGCTCGCCAACTGGGCCGGCACGCAGTCGGCCGGCTCGACCACCGCCTCCAGCGGCACTGGCGGCGTCACCAGCAACAACAACGCCATCAGCTGGGGCACGGTCACCTGGTCGGGCACCGTCACGCACTGGGCGCTGATGGACGCCAGCACCAGCGGCAACATGCTGTTCTGCGCGGCGCTCACCGCCAACCAGACCGTAGCGAGCGGCAACACCGTGCAGTTCGCGGCCGGCGCGCTCACCATCACGCTGCAGTAAGGCTCGCCCCGTGAGCCTGCTGGCGCCCGTCATGCGGGCCGGCCTCAAGCTGCGCGGGACCCTCCAGTTCCGCCGCGCCGACGGCTCGGTGTGCAAGGAGGTCGAGCTCGACGGCGTTCTGCCGCTCGATCTCGACCTCGCCCTCGAAGAATCTCTGGAGCCTCCGCATGGCCCTGACCATCCATGACCGCATCCGCCGCGGCGCGCTGAACGGCGCCCTGGCCGAGCTGAACGTCGGCTCCACCGACGCCACCGGCGACTGCCGCCTGCTCACCGCGGCCGACGCCGAACTGGCGCAGGTGCTGTTCGGCAATCCGGCCTTTGCGGCCGCCACCAGCCCCGGCGGCAGCGTCGCCGAGGCGCAGACCAACACCATGGCGGCCGACACCACCGTCACGCCCGGCACCATCGGCAAGATCCAGTGGCGCGACCGGGACAATGTCGTGCTGGTGTCCGGCAGCGTCGGCCTGGCCGGCAGCGGCGCGGACATGATCCTGTCCGACACCGTCATCCCGGCCGACGCCACCTCCGTCAGTTCGCCGGGCCTTTCGGCCGCGCTGGTGCTGGTGTAAATGTCCGACTTCAAGCTGCGCGCCCCGCCGCGGCTGCGGCTGAGCGCGCTGATGTCCATCAGCGGTGTCATCGGCCAGGGCGCCGCCGTGCCGCTCGCCGGCAGCGCGCTCGCCAGCGCGCAGGCCGCCGCGGCGCTGCTGCGCGGGGTCAACCTCGGCGGCGCCGCCAGCGCTAGCGCGCAGGCCACGGCCGCGCTGCTGCGCGGCATTCGCATGCAGGGGGCGGCGGTGGCTGGTTCAACGTCGGCCGCCTCGCTTGGCTGGGCCGTGGCGCCGGTCATCACGTTCGTCCAGGGCGGCGGCGAGACTTTCAATGTGGCGGCCACGGGCCCGGCTGGCTATACCGCCGGCGGCGTGTATGGCGTGGACCCGCTGAATACTGCGCTGCCCACGCTCATCACGCTCAGCGAAGGCGGCGTGCTGTCCGATGGTGGGTCAGCGGTGACATCGGCCAACTCCATCCGCTTCACGTACTTTGAACCGGGCGCACTGCCGACCCTCACGCTGCACCCGACCGTCACCGCGACCTTGCCTTACCACGCCACGGTCTATCCGGTCGAAGGGGCGGTGCCGAGCGGCCAGATCCTCGTCAGTCCAGACGACGCCAACCTGCGCAGCAGTGTGCTCAGCACCTGGCCGGACGGCAGCGCACAGGTGATGGTCGTGGCCGGCGAAACCGCCGTCACCAACGCGGTGACCAAGGCCATCCGGTTGCGGCCAGGCGCGCCAAGCGGCACGGCGCTGACCGCCAGCCGCATCGACGCCATCGTCAGTGACATCGTCGTCAACTTCGGCGGCGGCGATCAGACGCTCAGCGACTTCACTTCGCCGGCGCGCACCTGGTGGGCCAACAGCGCCACCATCTGCTGCCGCTACGTGCTCGGCTGCGGGCTCGGCACGATGAAGGCGATCATCGACATCCACGCCTTTAAGGCCGGCGTCAGCGATCGCGCGTTCGTTGAGGTCGTGATAGAAAACGGCGAAGTCAACGCCAACGCGGCCACGGTGACGGCGCCGAGCACGCAGACCTACACCGGCGCCACCGTGAAGGTCAACGGCGCCACCATCGCAACGGTCAGTAGTCCTGGCGCAGGATCAGACATTCCAAACTGTCGCCGCTACGATGAAGGCTACAGCGCGGTCAAGTACACCGGCGGGCACGAGCCATTTCGCGCATGGTACTGCTCCACCTGGGTCGGTCTGGATCCGGGCATGGAGGTGACGCACGACATCGCGTATTTGCAAGGCGCGCCGCTGTTTTATCAGCCGGCAGAGGCATCAACAGAGAACCTCGCCACCAAGTATGCTGAGACATGGGACACGTATGTGCCGTGGGCCACGTGCCGCCTGCGCGCGCCGGCGATGGATGGCACTGGCGATGACGAAGAAATTGGCCCATGGACTGAATGCCAGTCGGATTACTTGGCGAGCGGGAATCTTTACGCTCGCCGCGCGGTTCTGGCGACCGGGCTGGCGGCCCTGTCGCTTAACTGGCATTTCAGACATGCGGACGGAACACCTCCGACGCGCGCTCAGGTTTTAGGCAAGAACACCACCAACGGCAACTGGCCTGCACTGACGACCGAACCCCGCTATGGGCCGAACAGCAATGATGCCTCGCACATTCCGGCCGTTGCGCTGGTGCCGTTCCTGTGTCGGCCGAGCCCGTGCTTTATCGACATGGCTCAAAAGGAATTTGCCTGGCACCACAGCAACTTTGGCAGCACCGATGGTAGCCACTCGTTCGACCAGGTGCGGTCGCGCGCCTGGCGTGCCAGGGCCTATGCCTCCACGATTCTGTTGACTCCAGACGCCGACGCGACACGCAAGGCAGACTATCGAACGGCATTGGCAACGAACATCGCTGTCAATAACGCATTTCTCGATGCTCCCTACAACTCGCTCGCGGTGGTGTGGGGTCTGACAGCCAATACCAGCAACGCCGACCACGATGGCCGGGCCCGCTGCCAGCACGCGCCGTGGATGCAGCACTTCTGCCTGGTGGCGTGGAACTTCGTGGACGCGGCCAAGGTGCTGCGCGACGCCGATGGCGCGGCCTGGTCTGCCATGACAGACAAAGCCTGCGCCTATGTGGTGCGCCGCATAAATGAGGCCACCGGCGGCGAGTGGCGGTATCACCCGTACACACTGACGATTGGAGACATCACTGGCGGCACGATCAATATGGGATCGGGCGACTGGGGCGCGATGACGCGCTCGGATATGACCGGCACGCTGCCGCCTGCGTCCGGTTCGTGGATAACTGGCACCCCGACCGATTGGTCTGGTGTTTCGGCCGACTCTGCCGCAGCGGTGAGTGCAGGTACGTCTTACCCCGCGCAGATGTGGGCTGCACTTTGCGCCGCCATCGAGCGCGACGTGCCGGGCTCCGATTCCGCGTGGGATAAGGTCATCACGAACGGCGGCATAAGCGACTTCGCCGCATGGCGGACAGGATTTCGCACGGCGCCGCGCTTCAACCGCTGGCCGAGGAACAAGTAAATGCGCTACGTGGCGCCACGCAGGGCGGTCAGCACTGCCGTCACCATTGCGGTCACAAATTCTGTCCTTCAGCAGAAGGCCCAGTCTGCGGGCAGCGGCTGGACCGAGTTCTATGGCCACGCCGCAACATTATCGGCGGATCGTGCTGCAGCCACGCAGGTCGGCGGGTGGAAGTATCCGACGCCATCCGATGGCACACAGCCGCCGGAAGACAACGCGGGCGCCGCGCACACGGCGATCGACTGGGGCGCGAAAGGCTGCTACGACCCCACGACCAAGAAGGTGATGTGGGCCTCAACGGGAGCTGGATTTAATGGCCCCGGCGGATACCTGAAGAACACACAGCCGATCTATCACGAAACCGGCCTTAATGCCGGCAAGTGGACGGTCAGTCGTGGTTTTCAGTCGCCGAACGAAAGCAACACCAACGGCATCGTCCACTTATACGACAGCCTCTGCATAGATGTCGCAGGGCGTCGATTCTACAAGCAGAAATTCAGCGAAAACCTCATTCTTGCATACGACCTCGACACCGGCGCGTGGATTGACGGCGTCGCGTCAGCGCCGCAAGCCTCGTCGCTGCGCACCGGGGCATTGGACATTGTCAATCGCGGCGCCGTCGGCTCCATGTGGTGCTTTGGCAGTAATGGCACGCAGATGGTGCTGTGGCAGATGGATCTGACCACGCCCGGAACATGGACAACGCTGGCCACTGGCGGCAACCTTGGCAGCGCGACCGGATCGTCGCTGCCGATGAGTTTCAACCCGCGCGCCCTTGGGGGCGACGGCGCCGTCTTGTGCGGTCGAGCGGATACGGCCGCGTGCATCATCAACACCACCGGCACGCCTGCCGCGACCTTGACCGGCACGCCGCCGTCTTCGTTCAACACGACCTACGACTCGCACCTGTGCAAAGACCCATCTGGAAGCGGCTGGCTGTACTTCGCAAATAACGGAAGGCACTACCGCTGCAGCGATGCAGGCGTGTGGACGGATCTAGGGGTGATGCCGGCGCCGCTTAACACCAGCAACCATCGCAAGCCATTCATTGTCGTGCCGATCGACGATTATGGCGTCGTGTGGGTGCTCGGTTCGACGCCCTACTATTTCGGCAACGACATCAGCGCGTGGCTCTACAAACCATGACCGAAAACTGGAGCGTCAGGCAAATCGTGGCTGACTTCGGGAGTCAGTTCGACGGTCATCAACACTGGGTCGATCACCTTACTGTCATTACGCGCGGCCCAGTTCGCATCGACTGGCGCGACCCTGACGGCAGCGCCGGCAGTGTCACGCTTGATCGCGGCGACTTCTTGCTGATTCCGGCGCCGCGCTGGCATACCTTCGTTCCACTGCACGAGCGCGGCGCCGAATGGCGATGCATCTTCAACTACGCGGACGCCTGTGCCCAGGGCATCAGTGACCGCCAGAAGTTCGACGTCACGGTGTAGCAATGGCGGCCCCGAGCATCGTTCAAAGCAAGCTGGCCTACAGTTCTGGCGAAGTCGCTTCGCTCGGATTGACTTTCGACTCCACGCCCGGGGTCGGCCGCCTGATTGTTGTGTTTGTCTTTGCCGACGACGGCTATCCAACGGTCGCTGACAACCAAAGCAACACTTACACAAATCGTGACCAGGAAGGCTACGGCACCGATTTTGTGTGGGGCCGGCTTTACACCGCGCCGGCGACCACGTCGTCGGGCAGTTTCACGATCACCGCGACACCGGCCGCCGGCAGCGACCATCTGCTGCTGGTCGCATACGAGATAGCCTCCTGGAATAGCTCGACGCTGTATGAGAAGCTCGGGCACATCTGGCAGACGTCTGGATTCAGCGCGGACATGTCGCCGCTGAACTTCGATGCAACGACGAATGCTGAGCAGCTGTTTCTGGCGTGTATGTGCAACCGGGTCGCGCACGAGCGAGAGTTCGCGGCCAGCACCGGGTGGACGCAGGACCAGTTGATAGGCACCGGCGCGACTAACCTGCACGCCGGCGCAATATCGAAACAGGTCACGAGTACCGGAACCTACGATCCTGAGTGGGATAGTTCTGGCGGTTCGTCGTCATGGATGGCGCTCGGAATTTCGCTGGTCGGCGGCACCGAAGGGCCGCTCTCAAGCGGTGTCGACCTTGCCGGCTCCGCCACCGCCGGCGCCACCGCTTCGGCCACGCTCGCCGTCCAGCGCAACCTCGCCGCCGCTGCGGTGGCCGGGGCGCTAGCCAGCGGCACGCTCAGCATCAACCGTGCACTGACCGGCGCGGCCATCGGCGCGGCGCTTGGCAGTGCCACGCTGACGGCCTTCTCGTCGGTGTGGAGGATCCCCACCAACGCGCCCAACGGCACGGCGGTGCACGCCACCGTGTTCTCCGGCGCCAGCCCCACCTACGCCATCCTGGCGCAGGGGGCGGCCGTCGTCGCGGGCGGGTTCGTCGACATTCCGGGTATCGGCACCATCGGCGCCAAGGCCTTCGCCTTCGTGCACAACTACAACGACAACACCGCGACCGTCAACATGCGCGGCGGCCCGGCCATCGCCACGCTGACCAGCCTGTAACCGAGGGACCGCATGGCACGCCTGGACTGGCAGCAGACCTGGGACGGCGTCGACCTCGAATGGGCCGCCACCTGGGCGGAAGGCAGCGCCTTCGAACTGGGCGGCCCGCCGGGGCTGACCTTCATTGCCTCGCTCGGCATCGCGGGCGCTTTCACCTGGCAGCAGGCGCGGCAGCTCGCCGGCGCTGCGGTGGCCGGCGCGGAAGCCGCCGGCACGCTCGAGCAGACCGGCCCCATGCGGGTCGATGCCGTCGCCGGCGCGCAGGCCAGCGGCACGCTCACCGTCGGCCAGCTGCTCGGCGGTGCCGCCACCGCGCGTGCGCAGGCGGCCGGCACGCTGCTGGCGGTGCAGGTGCTCGAAGGCGACGCCTTCGCCAGCGCCTACGGTGCCGGCGATCTCAGTATCGGCCTGCCGGTGCCGGCCGTGTCGATCGGTGGCGGGCGCCGCCGCGTGGGGCGTGGCAAGGCCGTGGCCGGAACGCCGCGCCGCATTGGACGAGGAACCGCATGAACGTGCCTGACCGCCTGTACGCCGGCGACACGCTGGAGTTCACCACCACCGTGGCGGACTACCCGCCGTCGGACGGCTGGACGCTGCGCTATCGCTTCGTGCCGCGCTTTGCCAGCCCGAGCCAGGCGCCGATCGAGTTCGACGCCGCCGCGGCGGGCGACGACTACACCGTATTGCAGGGCCCGGACACCACCGCCGGCTGGCTGCCGGGCGCCTATGGCTGGTTCCGCTGGGTCTACAAAAGCGGCGCCCGCGTCACGCTCGACGACCTCGACAGCCGCGGCCAGCTCGAGATCCTGCAGAACCCCGCCACGGCGGTGCAGGGGTTCGATAACCGCACGTCCGCCCAGCGTGCGCTGGACGACCTCAAGGCCGCGTTCGCCGCGGCCAGCGAGCGCGCACGCACGCAGGGCAGCGCCGGCCTGCCGGTGGAATACCGCATCGGCGACCGCATGGTCAAGTACGACAACCTCGACGTGGCGCTGGCCGGCCTCATCAAGGCAATCAACCGCGCCGAACTGGACGTCGCGCGCGAGCAGAACGAAGCCCGCGTCGCGCGCGGCCTGAAGACTAACCGCCTGATCGGGACGAGGTTCTGATGTTCGAGCGAGTGCAGCGGGCCTGGCGCGCGTTTCGTGCGCCCGCGGTTGCGCCTGCCGGCCGGCGCGGTTTCGCCGGCGCGCAGAACACGCGGCTCACGCTGTCGCTGCCCGGCTACAGCAACGCCATCAATGCCGACCTCGACACCGCGCTCACCACCCTGCGCGCGCGTGCGCGGCACCTGTGCCAGAACCACGAGTATGGCCGCCGCTTCCTGAGCATGGTGGCCACCAACCTGATCGGCGCCTACGGCCCCACGCTGCAGGTGCGGGCCAAGAACGTGCCGACCAAGGTCGGCACCGTGCCGTCGCTCGACATCCCGGGCAACGCCGCCATCGAGGCGCACTGGGCGCGCTTCGGCCGCAGCGCAGACCTCGCCGGCCGCAGCACGCTCACGCAACTGCTGCGGGTGGCCGTCAAGGCCGTGGCGCGCGACGGCGAGGCCATCGTCCGCAAGGTCACGAATCGCCGCGCGCCCTATGGCCTGCAGCTGCAGCTGCTCGAGGCCGACCGGCTCGACGAGTCCATCAACAAGCTGCTCGCCAACGGCAACATGATCCGCCAGGGCGTGGAGATCGACAGCGCCCTGCGGCCGGTCGCCTACTGGCTCAAGACCTGGCACCCCGGCGAAAGCTACGGCGGCAAGCTCAAGATCGACGTCGAGCGCGTGCCCGCGAACGAGATCTACCACCTGTTCGTGCCCGAGCGCGCCGAGCAGGTGCGCGGCTACAGCTGGATGCACGCCGTGCTGATGCGCGCCGCCATGCTGCAGGGCTACGAAGAAGCCGCCATCATCGCCGCCCGCGTCGGTGCGGCCAAGATGGGCATCTTCACCGCCGGCGAGAACGCCGACGCGGTGCCGAAGACCGACCTCGGCGAGGAAGACCCGGCCACCGGCGGCATCAGCATGAGCGCCGAGCCCGGCGAGTTTATCGACCTGACCGGCCATCCCGGTGTCGATCTCAAGACCTGGGACCCGGACTATCCGCACGAGAACTTCGACAGCTTCGTCAAGACCTGCCTGCGCGGCATGGCGAGCGGCCTCGATGTCGACTACTCCACCCTCAGCAACGACCTCGAGGGCGTCAACTACAGCAGCATCCGCGCCGGCACCATCGAGACGCGCGAAATGTGGATCACCCTGCAGGAATGGCTGATCGACAGCTTCCTGCTGCCGCTGTACCGCGACTGGCTCGAGGCCGCGCTGCCGCTGGGCGCCATCACCTTCGAGTCCGGCAGCCGGCTGTCGGCTGAGCGGCTCGGCAAGTTCGCCGACGCCGGCACCTTTCAGGGCCGGCGCTGGGACTGGGTCGATCCGCTGAAAGATGCGCAGGCCAGCCAGGCGCTGATCGACGCGCGGCTCGCCAGCCGCCGCCAGATCGCCGCCGCGCAGGGCCGCGCCATCGAAGACATCCTCGACGAACTGGCCGAGGAAGAAGCGCTGATGAAGGCGAGCGGCCTGGAAGCCGCGCCGCAGAAGCCCGCCGCGCCGGCGCAGCCGAGCGATGAAGACAAGGCCAAGGCCGACGACCTGGAGGAGCGCCGCGTGCGCGCCGCCGAGCGTGCCGCCGAGGCGCCGCGCGTGGTCATCAACAACCTGCCGCCGCAGCCCACGCAGGTCAGCGTCGAGGCGCCGCAGGTGCGTGTCGAGCCGACCGTCATCAACCTGCCAGCACCGATCGTCAACGTCGAGGCGCCGCAGGTGAATCTCGAGGCGACCATCGAGCCGGCGGAAGTTCGCATCGAGCCGGGGCAGGCGCCGATCGTCAACGTCTCCGCGCCGATCGTCAACGTCGACGTGCAGCCGGAGATCGAGGTCGAGGCTACCTTGCGGCAGCAGAACAGCGTCACCGTCCACGAGCGCAACAGCGCCGGGGATCTCATCAAGAGCACGACCGAATACAACTAGAAAGCGAGTTCCTGAATGGCCGGTTTCTTCTCAGCATCGACGTTCCGGCAGGTCGGCAACGCGGCCACGACGCAGAACCTGCTGACGATCGAGAACATCGATTCGACCAAGCTGGTCTGGATCCGCCGCCTGACGGTGCAGATGGACACCACGGCCGTGCTGACGGCCGTCTCGCCGCTGTTCAAGACCTCGCGCACCACGGGCGTGCCGACCGGCGGCACGACGCTGGCCAAAGGGCTGTTCGACACGAGCGCCTCATCGAACGCGAACACCATCGTGCGCGGCTCGACGGCCTCGGACGGCGGCGCAAATTCCGGGCCAACGGCAACGGCGGGCGACGTCGTGTGGGAGCGGTTCATGACCCGCATCCACACCGCCGTCGGGCAGGTGCTCGCCCCGGATATGTCGATGCTGCCGATCATTGTCGATACGCAGAACTTCGTGCTGCGGCAAAACCAGGCGCTGCTGGTGCACATCGTTGCGGCGGCCGGCACGTCCAACCCCGCGACGAATCACTATGTCGTCAACGTGTGCTGGGAAGAAGACTAGATGGCCGTTGTATTTCGAGGCACAGCAGAATCGTTGTCGATCGTCGGAAACGACGCGACGACGCAGAATCTGTTTGTCATCGAAAACGGCTTCAAGTCGCGGGTCAACGTCATCATCAATCGCCTGACCTTCGGGTGCGATTCACTGGTGGCGCTGACGTCGGTGCAGAACATTGTGCGGACTTGTCGATGCACGGCGGTCAGCGGAGGTGTGACGCTGCACAAGGCGAGTTTCGATACGACGCAGACCTCGGACGCCAACGTCGTTTTCAGGTCGCAGAATAACGAGGTCGCGCTCATCACGGCCACCGCAGGCGACACGCTATGGGCGCAACTGGCCGGCCGCATGCATACGGCGGTCGAGCAGCAAAACGCGGAGCGCGATTCTGAAAGGATCGCCGAGCGTAACCTGATGCCATTTACATCGTCATCGACCAACCTGACGGTGCGACCTGGTGAGGCGCTGCTGGTAAAAGTGTTTGCGAGCGCTGCGGCCAGCAACGCGCAAAACTCGACCAACTACACCGTACGCTGTTCCTGGGCTGAAGACTCGATCGATACTTTCGCCATCAGTGGCACCGTGACGCTCGGTGGTTCACCGCTGGACGGTGCCAAGGTCATGGTGATCGAGGCCGATGACACCGCGCTCACGAATGCGTACCTGCACGAAGTGAAGACGACCGCCGGCGGCGGCCTGTGGGCCTCCACGATCCGCGCCGGCAAGGTCGGCGCCGCGTTCGTGCAGTATGAGAGCGGCGGTGCCTACTACACGGCGCCGGGGTCGCCGTACCTGATGCAATGACGACCTACGTCGTCCCTCCGCTGGACGAGGTCGACTTCGCCGTTGCGGTCTTCACGCCGGCCGATACCGCCAACCCGAGCGCGGTGCTGCAGGCGTACTCGCCGCTGGCGCTCGACGGGATCGACTTTGCGCTGACCGCCCACACGCGGCCGACCTTCGTCGCGGTCGACTTCGAGCTGGGCGATGCGGTCGGCAACGGCGACATCGATCTATCCGGCGCAGCGATCGCCGGTGCCGCAGCCGATGGTGTTCTCGATGTCGGTGTTGAACTGGGGGGCGACGCGCTCGCCGGCGCGAGCGGCGACGCCGCCCTTGATGTCGGCATTGAGCTCGCCGGCGATGCCGTGGCGAGCGCGCAGGCGGAAGCCACACTCGACAGCGGCGGTGAGGAAGTACCCGAGGCGCCGTGGTCAGGCGGTTTTCCGATTCTCACACCACCGCGGCGCCGTTCAAGGCGCAAGCAGGACGAAGACGCGATCGCCACTTTTGTGACGATCCACTAGGAGGTTTCATGAAGACCTATCACCGCACCGTCGCCATCGAGCGCGGGCAGGATCGCGCGCCCGACGGCGTGCTGGAGTTCGCGCTGTCGTCCGAAATGCCGGTCGAGCGCTGGTTCGGCACCGAGGTGCTGTCGCACGCGCCCGAGGCGGTCAACCTCGAGCGGCTGGCCGACGGCCGCCACCCGCTGCTGCTCAACCACGACACCGATCGCCAGATCGGCGTGGTCGAACGCGCATGGCTGGACAACGGCCGCCTGCGCGTGGCCGCGCGCTTCTCGCGCTCGCCGCTCGGGCAGGAGATCAAGCAGGACGTCGACGACAACATCCGGCAGCTCGTGTCGGTCGGGTATTTCATCGACCAGGTCAAGGAAGAAAAGAGCGTCGACGGCGCGCCGCAAGTGCGGCTGATGACCGGCGACGAGTTCGAGCGCGAGATGCGCTCGCAGCATGGCGAAGGCTTTGCGCGCTCGCTCGGTGAGGGCGAAGCGCGCAAGGCCGACGACAAGCCACCCGTCTACACCGTGACGCGGTGGACTCCGTTCGAGGCCTCGGTCGTCCCGGTGCCTGCGGACACCACGGTGGGCAAGGGCCGGGCGCAGGAGAGCGCACCGCCGGCGCCCGAAGCAGAAGCAACTCCCCAACCCATCGTCATCACGGAGAATCGGAAAATGACGGACGAAGTGAAAGACCCCAACGGCGCCCGCGTCGCCAAGCTCGTCGAGCTGGGTGCGACCTACAGCAAGTACGTGAGCCAGCAGGACGTGGCCAAGGCCTGCCGCGACGGCATGAGCGTCGAGCAGTTCCTCGAAGTCATCGTCGACAAGCAGCAGACCAAGCACACTGACACCCGCGCGCTCGACCTCGGCCTGACGAAGAAGGAAGCCCAGCGCTACTCCTTCGGCAAGCTGATCCGCGCGCTGACGCTGCGCAACGACGACCCCAGTGTGATGAAGGAAATCGCCTTCGAGCTGGAGTGCTCGCGCGCGATGGCCGATTCGCTCGGCATCACCCCGGAGGGCGTGTTCGTGCCCTACGAGATCATGCGGCGCGACTTCAACGTCGGCACCGCGACGGAAGCGGGCAACCTGGTCCCGACCGACCTGCGCACCGACCTGTACGTGGATGCCCTGCGCGCCGCCATGGTGGTGCCGCAGCTCGGCGTGCGCGTGCTGGCCGGCCTAACGGGCAACATCGACATCCCGCGCAAGGTCACACCGTCGACCCTCGCGGGCGTGACGGAAATCGGTTCCGCCAGCGAGACGGCGCCGGTCACGGGCAAGCTCACGCTCAGCCCGAAGCGCGTCAGCGCCTACGTCGAGCCGTCGAAGCAGGCCATCATCCAGTCGGCCATCGCGCTGGAAGGCATGATCCGCGACGACCTCGTGACCGGCGCCGCCCTGCAGATCGAGAACTACATGATCCAGGGTTCCTCGGCCGCCAACGGCACCGGCCTGATCTACCGCTCGGGCCTGGGCACCGTCACGGAGCAGACCAACGGCACCAACCTGATCTGGGATCACCTGGTCGACGTCGAGACGGCTGCGGCCGCCGCCAACGCCGAGCCGGATCGCCTGTCGGGCTACCTGATCAACACGCAGACGCGCGGCAAGGCCAAGAAGGTGCAGCGCGGCACCAATCTGCCGTTCATCTGGGAAAACGGCGGCATGCCGCTCAACGGCTACCGCGCCGCGGTCACCAACAACGTGCCGGCCAACCTGACCAAGGGCACCTCCACCACGGTTGCGTCGGCGCTGCTGTTCGGCTCCGACTGGTCGATGGCGGTGCTGGGCTTCTTCGGCGGTGTCGACGTCACGGTCGACCCGTACACGAAGGCCGACACCGGCCAGGTGAAGATCACGCTGAACCAGTTCTGGGACTACACCGTGCGCCAGCCGGCCGCGATCGTCGTCCGCAAGGACATCCTGACCGCGTAAGCGCGAAGGAAGCGCCAACGGGGGCCGCCTGCGGGCGGCCTTTTCATTGCGCGGCTAGGGTCGCTCCCGAAAAGCGGGTCCCCCGTCCCGCCTGCCGTGCAACCTCACACGGGAGCACCTGGGGAACTGATGGTCTGGAAAGCGGAAGACCCGCAAGGCAACGAAGCGGCGAAAGTGCGCTTCGACGTGCTGCCCTACACCATGGGCAGTCTGCTCGACATCGGCTGTGGCCCGAGCAAGCTGTGGCCGCACGCCATCGGCGTGGATTCCCTGCGCGAGCAGGCGTTGTTCGGCATTCCGATGAAGCCGGACCTCGTGGTCGCCGACGCGGCGCGCATGCCGATTTTCGGCGACGATGCGTTCGACGCCGTGTTCAGCAGCCACACGCTGGAGCACATCGACGACACGCGCGCGGCGCTTTCGGAATGGTGGCGCCTGGTGCGGCCGGGCGGACACCTGGTGCTGTACCTGCCGCACCGCGACCTGTATCCGAACATCGGGCAGCCCGGGGCCAACCCGGACCACCGGCACGACTTTGTGCCCGACGACATCATCGACGCGATGGAGGACGTCGCGCCCGACTGGACGCTGCTGGAGAACCAGACGCGCGACGCCGGCCGCGAATACAGCTTCCTGCTGGTGTTCCGCAAGGAACTCGCCGGCCATGGTCATGTGTTCGACATCGCCGAGCGGCCCGCTAAGGCCGCCGGCGTGGTGCGACTGGGCGGCCACGGCGATGCGCTGTGGGCGAGCAGCGTCTGCGCGCACCTGAAGGAAGACGGCTATCACGTCACGGTCTACACCGTGCCGGGCGGCGCCGAAGTGCTGCGCCACGACCCGCACATCGACCGCCTGATCGCCCTGCGCAATCACACACTGACGGACGACGAACTGCTGCGCTTCTACGCGCACGAGGCCGTCAAGTTCGACCGCTGGGTGAACCTGGTGGGCAGCGTGGAGACCAACCTGCTGCCGCACCCGAACGAGGTGCGGTTCTTCCTGCCGCATCAGCTGCGACACAAGCTGATGAACCGCAACTACCTGGACACCGTCCACGAGTGGGCGGGGCTGGAGGGCCGGCCGGCGCGGCAGAAGTTCTACCCCACGGCCACCGAGATCGAGACCGCCGAGAGGCTGCGCGCGGTACTCGACGGGCCGGTGGTGGTGGTCAACCCGGCCGGCAGCGGCCCGGTCAAGTACTGGCCGCACACGCAACGGCTGATGGAACTGCTGGCCGAGCATGGCGTGCACACCGTCGCGCTGGGCGACATCCGCGACCCGCGGCTGGAAGGCGTCGAGGAGTACGGCCACGTCGTCGGCATGGACTGGCCGCTGCGGATCTCGATGACCTATGCCCTGCGGGCCGATGCGGTGGTGGCCACTGAAAGCGTCATCGCCAACGCGGTGGCGTTCGAGCCGGTGCTCAAGGTGATCACGCTCAGCCACAGCAGCGTGGAGAACCTGACGCGCGACTGGCTCAACTGCGCCAGCATCGAGCCGCATGGCCTGGCCTGCCACCCGTGCCACCGGGTGCACGGGCAGGACTTCGCTTTCTGCGCGCGCGATACCGTCACAGGCGCCAGCGCCTGCCAGGCGATGGCGCGGCCGGAGCCGATCGCGGAGCTGATTCTCGACCACCTGCGCGGCCGCAACCTGCTGCCGAAGAAGGCCGCATGATCGACTTCACGCCCTCGCTGGCGCTGATCTACGCCCAGTTCGGCGAGCCGGTGACCATCGCCGGCTCGCCGGTTACGGCGATCTTCGACGGCGGGTACATCGCCGCGCTGGATGTCCAGAGCACGGCGCCGGCGCTGCGGTGCCGCGCGTCGGACATTGCTGCGGTGGCGGTCGGCGCCACGGTCGCGCGCGCTGGTGTCAGCTACGTCGTGCGCGCGATCGAGCCGGTGGCGCCAGACGAACTCGAAAAGCGCCTCGTGCTGGAAAGGCAGTAACCGATGCCGCACGTATTGAGCCAGGTGCGCACTGCGGCGGTGCTCGCGCTGTCCGGCGCCACGCCGGCCGGCGCCAACGTGTTCGTGCAGGAACCCTATCCCTGGGCCGAGTCGCAGCTGCCCGCGCTGCTGGTGATGGCGTCGAGTGCGCCCGCCAGCGAGTACCTCGACGGCGAGCCGGTGCTGCGCTGGGACGTGACGATCGACGTCATGGCGGTGCTCAAGGGCACCGGCGACCTGATCACGCCGCTGGACGACATCGCCACCGCCGCGCAGATTGCGCTGGCGGGCGTGACGTCGGTCGGCGGCAAGGCGGTGCAGTGCATCGCCACCAATGTGGAAGCGCCCACGGTGGACGGCAGCGGCGACCAGCCGGTCGCGCGCCGCACCGTGAGTTTCCTGCTGCAGAGTCTTTACACCCCGGCCTCCGCGCCGGATTCGCTGCTCGACTGAGCCGCATCCACCACCAGGAGCAAAGCAATGGCACGTACACCAGTCAATGGCCTGGTGGTCGCATTCGCGGCCACCTTCGGCGCCACGAAGACCATGTCGGCGATCACCAACGCCGCGGCAGCGGTCGCCACGCTGGAGGCGTCGCACGGCATCGTCGTGAACGATATCCTTCAGATCGTCACCAGCGGCTGGCCGCGCGCCGCCAGCCGCGTGCTGCGCGCCAGCGCCGTCGCCACCAACGACGTCACGCTGGAGAACTTCGACACGCAGAACACCACGGATTACCCCGCCGGCACCGGCGCCGGCACCATCCGCGAGGTGTTGACCTGGACCAACGTCGGCCAGATCCTCGGCGACAGTTTCCAGTCGAGCGGCGGCGAACAGCAGTACTACACCTACCAGTACCTCGACCAGGACGTGCAGACCGAGGAGCCGACCTTCCAGTCGCCGGGCCGCATCCAGTTCACCATCGACGACGACATCGCCTCGGCCGGGCAGATCCTGCTCAACACGCTGAGCAGCTCGCGCGCCGTCACGCCGTTCCGGCTGACCGCCCGCACCGGCGCCAAGTGGTACGGCGCCGGTGTGGTGTCGCTGGGCGTGTCGCCGCAGTTCGCGTCGAACACCAACGTGCGCCGCACGGTCAGCATCGCGCTGAACCCGGCCGTACTCACCGCCTACGCCTCCTGATGGACCTGGAGCGCATCCGTGCCGCGTCCGAACGGGCGCGGCGCTTCACCCACGCCCTGGGCGAGCGCCAGTTCGACTGCGTCGTGCCGACGCAGTTCGAGGTGGACCTGCTCACCCAGGAGCACCGCACCTTCGCCCGCGTGCAGCGGCAGCTCGTCCTCGCGGCCCTGCGTGGCTGGCGCGGTGTCACCACCGCCGACCTGCGCCTGCCGGACCTCGATGACGAGCCGCTGCCGTACAGCGGCGAGCTGGCGGTGCTGCTGTTCGACCAGCGCAGCGACTGGGAAGCCGCGCTGGCCGACGAGATCAGCTCGCGCGTCAAGGCGCGCCGCGAGGCGCTGGAGGCCGCGCGGGGAAACTGAACGCGCACCTCGCGGCGCAGCGGCGCGGGGTGCAGCCCAGCGGCATCCTCGGGCTGGAGGATCTCGACTTCAGCCCGCCGCCGCCACCCGAACCGCTGCCGGCGGTGCTGCGCGCCATGCACTGCTGGAACTTCTGCCGCGGCCGCCGTGAGCAGCTGCCGCTGTACCACGCCATTCACGGGCTCGACGACTGGGACCTGACGCTTGCCCTGATGGGCGAGATCGACGACTTCGCCAATGAACGCCCATGACCACGCAACGCACTGAAGTCATCCTCTCCGCGCAGGACCGCGCCAGCGAAGTGCTGCGCCGCCTGTCCGGCACCGTGGATGGCATGCAGCGCTCGTTCGATGGCATCAGCGCACCGCTGCTGCGCTTCCAGGGGCTGTGGGCGTCGCTGGTCGGCGGCGCCGTGGTGGCGGGCCTCCGCTCGCTGGTCAGCGGGATCGACGATCTCAACGACGCCGCGCAGGCGCTCGGCACCACGGCGGTGGAATTGTCCGGCCTGCGCCAGGCCGCCGGCGAGTCCGGCGTCGGCGTCGAAACGCTCGACACCGCGCTGACGCGGCTGAACATCAACCTGTCCGAGGCGGCCAGCGGCAGCAAGCAGCAGGTGGCGCTGTTCAACGCGCTCGGCGTCAGCGTGCGGGACGTGTCCGGCAACGTGCGCCCGGCCACCGAAGTGCTGGCGCAGCTCGCCAATGCGTTCGCGCGCATGGAAGACGGCCCGGCCAAGGCGGCGCTGGCGGTCGACATCTTCGGCAAGGCCGGCGCGCGGCTGGTGCCGCTGCTCAACGGCGGCGCGGCCGGGCTGCAACGCTTCTCCGGCCTGACGCAGGAGACGGTCGAGGCGGCCAACAAGCTGCAGGCCGAGACCGACAAGCTCAGCGCCTCGTGGGAGCGCTTCAAGTTCACGCTGGCGGCCGGGGTGATCCCGGCCATCAACAAGACGATCGAAGCGCTCACCGGCCTCGGCACCGAGGAGCAGCGCATCGCCGAGCTGCGCACCATCATCCGTTCGATGGAGCAGTCGCAGACCGGCGACATCCGCAATTACGAGCGCTACAAGGCCGAGCTGCAGGCGCTCGAGCAGCGTCAGCGCGCCATCGCCGAGGGCAACAAGACCTCCGGCGCCGAGGCCACGCAGGCGAAGCTGTCGGCGCAGGCGGTGCGCGAGAAGGCCGCCGCCGACGCTGCCGGGGCCGACGCCACCCGCAAGAAGACGCGCGCCACCGAGGAGTCGAGCAACGCCTACGCCAAGGAGTTCGCCGACGTCGAGCGCATCCGCCGCAACCGCGAGCGCACCCGGCTGGAGATCGAGGCCGAGGAGGAAAGCGAGCGCCGCCGCCGCCAGGAACGACTGCAGGATCTCACCGGCGAGTCCGGCGCGCGCCGCCAGGCCGAAGACCTCGAACTGCTCGACCGCGCCTTCTTCGACCTCGGCCTGTCGATCGAGAAGTACGACGCCGGCCAGCGCCGCCTGTTCGGCTCGAACAGCGACGTCGAGCAGGGCCTCAAGCGCCAGGGCGAACTCGCCGAGCAGCTCGGCCTGCAGATGGCCAGTTCCCTCGGCGAACTCATCACCGCCGGCGGCCGTGCCGGCGACGTGTGGAAGGCGCTGGGGCAGGACATCGCCAAGCTCATCACGCAATTGCTGGTCGTCAAGCCGCTGGCGGCCGAGATCACGCGGCTGTTTTCTTCGTCGGGTGGGGGCGGCG